ATGCGTACTAGTGAAGTAAAGAAAGTTCTCCCCACCTTCGTTAAAGCAAAAGTTCCTGTGATGTTATGGGGAAGTCCGGGGATTGGGAAATCTGATATTGTTTTCTCACTCGGACTTCCTGTCATTGATCTTAGATTATCGCAGATTGATGCCGTAGATTTGAGAGGATTACCTCGGGTCGAAAATGATCAGACGAGTTGGTGTCCGCCTAATTTCTTGCCGACTGAAGGTGAAGGCATTTTGTTCTTAGATGAAATCAATCAGGCTGATAAGACTGTTCAGGCCGCAGCTTATCAATTAATCTTGAACAGGAGGATCGGTGACTACAAGTTACCTGATGGTTGGACTATCATAGCCGCAGGTAATCGACTCACGGATGGTGCCTTAGCCAATCCCCTTTCTTCTGCTCTGAAAAATCGCATGGCGCATATCGACGTCGAATGTGCCGCAGAAGATTGGTATGATTGGGCTTATGCCAATGACATAAATGAAATGATCATCGCCTTCTTAAAATTCAGACCAGATCTTTTGAACACCTTCGATCCCACGAAGAGGGATGTTGCTAGTTTTGCGACTCCGAGGAGCTGGTCTTTCTTGTCTCGTTTGCTTGAACATGCCACTCACGATATGATTTTCTCACTGGCCTGTTCTACGGTAGGAGAAGCGGCAGCAGTAGAGTTCGATGCTTATGTGAACGTATATAAGAATCTTCCTTCTTATGAGGACGTCAGGGATAATCCTGAGAAAACTGAAGTACCGACTGAGTTAGCATTACTGTATGCAATCACGACGATGCTGGTGAATCGCACTGAGAAAAAAGACTTCTCTAAAGTCTTCAAGTTCATCGAGAAACTGCCTGTCGAGTTCCAGACCATGTTCTTCAAGGATATCTCAAAGAAGAACGCAGAAATCGTTCTCACGGCTGAGTTCACGAAGTGGTCGAAACAAAATGCCGCGGTGCTGTTCTGAACAGTAGGGTGCTAAGGGAAGGTGGACCAAAAACACTCACCTTCCCTTAACTAAAAACATTTCAACTAGGAATGGATATGGACAGGAAGAGTTTTCTAGACGATCTCGTGAATAAGCCCCTGAAGGGCAAAAAATTGTTTCCTGATTTTCCTGAGGGGCCCAAGAGTCTGAAAAATTTTTGGGTGAGTAAAAAAGGTGAGTTATATGAGATTTATGGTTATCTTCCTTTTCCGCGCACAGAAGTGGCAGTGGCAACTATCTCTTCCATCACTAGCGAAGGATTCATCATAAGCATCGATTCAATAAGTCGTGAATATGCGGCTTGTTTGGAATCCGTGATGGGAAAGAAGATAATTTATAAGAACTACAGATACTATTTAGAAGAAAAAGAATATCCCATAGTGGTGCGAGAGCAGAAGTATCGTTATGACGAAAAATTAAGGAATTATTATTTGTATGGTAGTGAGCCTATCGTTAAAGAAGCTATATGGGATTATCCTGTCAGGCGTAAAGTGGATAGATTTTTAAGAGATCTACAACAAGCTCAAAATTTTTACAGACAGTTACTCCCGGATAACGTCATCTTGAGTGGGATAGTATATGACGATTTGAAAAAACTTTACGATTTGTATTCGAAACGCGGTAAAGAAGCCTTAGCAGATCCCAATATTGTGACTTTGAATATTGATAGATGGAAACTGGAAGTATACAGGGATTTAGGTGCTTTGACTATAGTTGAAAGGAGAGTAGATCCATGAGTGTAAATGAAACTGTGGATAGAGAGCATTTTCTGAGCAATCTCACCCGAATAAACGGAAAACGACTATTCCCTGATTTCCCTGAAGGGCCTAAGAGTCTAAAGGGGTTTCGGATAAAACAAATTGAAGATGGGTATGTGATTTACGTCCACCATGCTTTTTTGCTGCATGTAGTAATAACAACTATACATTCTATTGGCAAGGAAGGATTTATTGTACGCCTTGATTCTTTGTACCCATCATACAAAGGTTATTTGGAGTCCATTCTAGGGAAGAAAATAGTTTGCAGACATCAACAATACTATCTTGAAGGGAAGGAGTATCCTCTGAAGCAAGGACAACAATACCGTTATGATGAGAAGACAAGAAATTATTATCTATGCGGTGAAGAACCTGTCATTGAAAAGAAAGTATGGAACTATTCCATCAAACGCAAAGTAGATAGATTTCTTAAAGACTTGCAACAAGCGCAGAGGTTTTATGTGCAATTGTTACCAAGAAGTATTGTCTTGAATTTGAAAGGAATGGCATATGATGATTTACATGAACTCTATGATTTGTACCTAAAACATGGTAAGGAAGTTTTAGCAGATCCCAATATTGTGACTTTGAATATTGCGAGTTGGGGAGCAGAAATATACAAGGACTTCGGTGCTTTGACAATAGTAAACAAGAGAGCAGATCTGTGACGTTACATTGAAACCCTAGATGATGGAATTTTGAAATGAGATTAGATGACTTAGACAACTGCATTGAATTTCTTAACAAAAAAGTAGTTGAACATCTAAAGAACAAAATCAAATGGATTATTAGGGATAATGAGGAAGAATTCTTCAACTGTCTCTTCGGCGAACAAAGTGATGCTTACAAAAAATTACTTCCTGTGTTTGAAGAGTTGAGTTATTACAAACTTTTCATAACGAAGGGTGTTGATATACTTTTCGAGTTCGAAGCAGCTAGAAGTTCACATACATTCATCTCCTATGATTTCAAAAATTTCTGGTTGCCGCTCAAAACAATCATAGTAAGGCAGGATAAGATTCAAGATTTTTCGAAGTTCGATGATTTGAGATCATACTACGAGCTCATTGACTATCTCGAAATCAACAAAGTGAAGCTCAGAAATTTCATTTATGATAAGCATCAAGTGCATACTCTTTCAGTCCTCTTGAAAATGTATCCTGAGTTGTGCGCGTACGTGAAAGATTACTTTGGAGTCAGATTCAAGTTGAAACCATACAAAGATCCGAAGAAACACAAAGAATTACCAAAACATCTAGGTGACTACATCCGCAAAGTCCAGTTCATCATGAAGACAATGTAAAATTGCTTGACTTTTCTTAAGAACTGCGTTATAATACAATCAAGAAAAGTGAAAGGAGATCATCATGCAGCTAAACGACTTGCTTGACCTGAAAAATTTCTTAGAGCAGCGCAATTCAAGAGTACTGAATACATTGAAAATTAAACTGATATCATTTATCAATGAAAATGAGGAAGCGTTCTTCGATGCTGTACTCGGAGAACAAAAAGAACATTTCAGCAAATTGCTTCCACTGATTCAAGAAATCAGTTATGATTTCGTACCTCCCGCGAGAAAGAATTTCTTGTTGTATATAACTTACAAACCTGGGATGCCGCCAGGCGTCATATCCCTCGATTACCCACCAAAAGACTTTTTCATTCCGCTTCATTCAGTCATAGTTCGTTATCAACGCATTCAAAATTTCCCAAAGTTTGACGAGTTGAAGTCGCAATGTGAGGCTGTAGACTATTTCAATCAGAGCTTATTAGATCTGAAAAGATTTCTTGACCGTGAGCATCCGAGCTACACCTTATTAGAATTGCTCAGGACATACCCTGAGCTGTACGAGTATACTAAGAATCGCTTCAAGTTCAAAACTCCGCCCTTCCAAAGTCCAGAAAAGCTCAAACAACTACCAGAACATCTGGGTGACTACGTCCGAAAGGTACAGTTCATGGAGAAGACATTGTTTGATTGATCATTGAAGGATAAGAACGCCCTTCTCCTCAAAAAAGTTCAAAAAATTTTTAAAAATTGCTTGACATTTCATGAAGGTTGCATTATAATATAATCGTGAAGTGAAAAAAAGGAGATATATCATGAACAAAGGTGATCTTCATGTACTAACGAGTTTTCTAGAATTCGAGAACGAAAGAGTAACTAACTATTTCAAGAGTAAGCTCAGAGAGCTCATTAGAGAGAACGAAAATGAGTTCTTTGAGTGTGTCTTCAGAGGACCAGACGAGAACTTTCTCGCGGAGAATAGTCAGATACAGCCCACCTGGCAAGAACATCTCACTTTTCATATTCGTTTGAGCGACCCCGGTTGGATTGTAGCAGTTGTTTATAAACCTCAAAATTTCAGTGCACCCTTTTGCGTGTTCACAATCACAGACGATCAGCTCCAGTATTTTTCGAAATTTGAAGAGTTCAAGTCGTTTTACGAGAGTATCAGCTATTTTGAGCAAACATCTCTTGAATTGAGAAGATTTCTTAAAGAAGAAAGCCAGAAGTACACTTTGTCTGAGATGCTGAGAACATATCCTGAACTGCATGAGTTCACGAAGAGGCGGTTCCGCTTCAGATTTAAGTTAGGCCCATACAAAGACCCCAAGAAGCTCAAGCGACTACCAGAACATCTAGGGGACTACGTTCGAAAGGCACAATTTATCTGCAAGGTGTGTAACACATGACTCCATTGAAATCGGAAGAATATTACGCAATTTTGAAGAATGTTTTAGACCGCCGCCTGAGTATCGGACAAAATGATCACAATGACCGGGCGATGTCATTGATCGAACAAAATGCTGCCGAATTTCTGGATAAATTCTATGAACCTTATGTCCTGCCTAAATTTTCAGATGAGTTCATGGATGAAGTGATTTACGTGAAACATTTCGACATTCGATTCAGTCTAGTTTACTTTCGCTTAGATGAGAATTCTGAACGTGAAGTACAACTATATATTCCTATTCAAACACCGCATCCTTTCCAAGGATTTTCTCTTAAGTATCCTTATCATAAACTGAAAAAACTTTCATTCTTTGAAGAATTGAGGCATGAACTTCTTTCGTATTATATTTTATCTGACGCGAGAGTGAAACTCTTTGATTATATTGATGTCTGTCAACGAAAATTTCCAGTATTTCGGAATTTCTTGAGACACAATATCTGCTTCGTGAACTACACCAAAGAGTTTTATAAGGTCAAGCTTCCTGTTGCTCGTGAGCAGTTGACCCCTCCAGAAATCATCACCTTTTTGAGTCAACTGGAAATTTTGTGTAATGGGTGATTCTCATGGCAATCGGTTATAATATGTTCAAAACTGCACTGTACTCTCACATCTATAGGGATGTAGATGAAAAATACCAAGAAAAAGTTATGAACTTGATCCGAGAGAATGAAAAAGAATTCCTGACTGTTCTGTACGAGCCATATCCGATCTCATTTCCTGAAGAGTTCATCAAAGCTTTATTGCCACCTGATGATTGCAAAAATCGCTGTATTTCATACTTCCATTTGTGCCATGATCCAGTAAGTAACAATATCCTCACCGTCACTCTAGAGACTGAGTATCATTTGCTTTGTACACACTTCTTGTACTATCCTTACGCCAAACTCAAGAAGCTGTCTTTCTTTAAAGATTTGAAATTGTCCATCGACATATACAAAAAGGTGATGAGAAAGGCAGAAAAACTTGCGGGTGAATTGTTAGCTCATATAAGAGCAAACGAGAAAGAATTCCCTGATTTCAAGGATTTCATTGCACATAATATCTGCTTCGCTTCTTTTCTCGATCAGCCTCCCGAACATGTGCAGCCAAAAGAACAAAGAACTCCACCTGAAATCTTGGCCATCCTGGATGAATTGAATTCTTTGTTCTGATGCGTCTGATGGGAACAGAGATGCCTTCTGTCAAAAAAGTTCAAAAAATTTTCAAAAAGTGCTTGACTTCTTGTGGAGGATGTATTATAATATGATCGACAATGATGAAATAACGGTGATCATGATGTCGCAAGAGTACAACAGCCTCAAACTTTCATTGAGCTCCCTCATTTACAAAAAGATCGTTGAAAAACGGCAGAAGAAGGTTGTGAATTTGATCCAAGAGAACGAAAAAGAATTCCTGACTGTTCTGTACGAGCCGTATTCGCCTTCATATCCGGGAGAGTTCATCGAAACTTTGTTGCCGCCTGGTACCTACAGAAAGCGTTACGTTTCCAATTTCATTCTTCACTACAACCCCAAGGATGACAATGATTTTTTCGCTGTAGCGGCAGAGACTGGTTTTCACTTCTTTTGTTCCCACGTGACGGTATATCCTTATGATAAACTCAAGAAGTTGTCTTTCTTTAAGCAACTGAAACTCATCTTGCGTTTCTATGGGGACTTAGAGAAAAACGCGAACAGGGTACTCGACTACGTTCATGAGAAAATGAATAGATATCCCATCTTTGAAGATTTCATTGCACGTAACACCTGTTTCATTCCTTTTCTTAAGGGAAATTATGATCATGTGACTCCGATGAAACAGCTCACGCCTTCTCGCATCTTGGTCACTCTGAATCAGTTGAGGTTCCTAGATGACTGAGAAAAACAAGAGATCGTTTTTCAAAAAGTACTTGACTTCTTCTAGGAGTTACATTATAATATAATTGAGAAGACTGAAAGAGGGTGCATCATGAGCAAAGTGAAAGCAGACGCAGAGAAAAAAATCACGAAAGCAAAGCTTCAACTAGTCTTGAGCCAGCCGTTCTTTGGTTGTTTGCTCCTTCAGACTCCCATCGAAGAAAATTCAGAACTCGTCGGTACGATGGCAACGGACGGGAAAAGAATTTTATACAATTCAAATTTTGTCAAAAGTTTGCGCGACGAAGAAATTCAAGGAGTCTTATGCCACGAAATACTTCATATGGCATTACTCCACTGTTCGAGGCTGAAAGAAAGAAATCCAGTATTATGGAATATCGCCTGTGACTATGCGATAAATCCGCTGCTGATACACTCCAATTTCATGCTTCCCAAGGGAGTGCTTTACGATCGTCAATTTGAAAACAAGAGTGCAGAAGAAATCTACAAAATCCTCCATGAAAAAAATGACTGGCAAAGCCTGAAATTATCAATGGAGGATTTACAAGAAGGGCCCAGTGATCCAGAACATGCGGCCAGAATGAAAAGAAAGCTGGTACAAGCCAAGCAAGCTGCTCAAAGGGCAGGAAAGATGCCTGCTAGTATCGCTAGAATGATTGATGATCTAGTGACTCCAAAGATTCCTTGGGAAGAGCAACTACGTCGTTACTTTGCGAATTTTGTACCATCTCCCGAGACGAACTGGCTGAGACCAAACCGTAGATTCATTCACAGTTCTCTCTACCTACCAGGCAAAACGAAAACCCCGAAGATGCAAAATTGCGTGCTGGTAATCGATACGTCGGGTTCTATCACGAACGATCATCTCAGGAGTTTCGCTTCAGAAATAAATGCAATCAAAGATGAAATTTCTATAGAAAACGTTTACGTCGTTTACTGTGACGCCAACGTAGCGAAAGTTGATTATTTCGATGAGTACAGCCCTGTAGTCCTTGAACCAATTGGAGGAGGCGGAACGGATTTCAGACCTGCTTTCGCCTGGGTTGAAAAACAAGGTATGGTACCAGATGTGCTTTTGTACTTCACAGATGGGTACGGGGATTATCCAGAATCCATCCCTCTTTATCCTACTCTTTGGGTGCTGACTGAGAGCCGAGAAGTGCCGTTCGGGGATAAGATTTTACTCGATTGAAGATGTGTCGCAACGTTTGTCGCTGAAGGACAGGGATGTCCTCTCTCAAAAAAGTTCAAAAAATTTTCAAAAATTGCTTGACATCTTATGAAGGTTGTACTATAATATAATCGTAAAGTGAAAAAAGGAGATACATCATGAACAAACCAAAAACGTTTCAAGTTTTCTTGAAGGATCCATCAACGAAGCAGCCGTACATCTTCAAAGTTCATGCTCCTGACTATCAAGCCGCAGAAGATTGGGTGCGGAAAGTGTTCGGCCTTGAAGTACAAAAAGCTGAGCGTTCTTATAAAGTCGGCATGGTCGGTAACGTTGAGATCATTGATTGCGACGTGTTCAAGAAGTGTGAGTTCAAAAATGGAAAGAGAGTTCTAGTTGAAAAACCTGAGGGCGCTTCAAGAATCTCTTTTCGAGAAGCACAACAAGAACTCACGCGCATCTATAAGAAAATCATTCAGCAGCTTGAACGCGCCATTGAAAACAAAGAGCAATGGGAAGAGGAGAAACGCAGAGGTGTATTGAAAGCTGAGATGTGTGAGCGCCGTATTCTCGAAGAAGAAGAGATCATCAAACGTTCCATGTCTTGGATGCATAATTTGTTAGGTGAAATCAATAGAATGTATTCTGAGGGTTAAGAATATGAGCATCAATATGTATTTGACTGTTGACAACAAACCAGTCGATCTATGGCAGACCCCGACTTACATCACCTATATGTGCATGACCACGGATGATGGAGTGATCGAGTACGAGCTAACTGGCAAGCAAGCAAAAGCGGCAATTGCACGATATTTTGAATGGGTCAGTAGTCATGCAGATGGGGTATTTCAAAGTAGCGAGGAAGCCGATTCGATGAGGAGTATCGTCAAAGGGCATATCAATGCGGTGAGACACGCAATCATGAAAGCTAAGCGTGTGGTAGTCTATTCGATGTGAGAGTGAGTGAAATGAAACCATTCAACCTTGCAAGTTTCGAACACCTTCGCTCGGATCCGAGAATTTCTTTCAAACAAGAAACAGTTGGTGACAGGGATGTCATCATCATTTCTTATACAATTGCCACTGAAGACTTCTGGAAGAAAGAAATGGCTCTTGAGACTAGAGGACCCGTGTTCTGTGCTAAAACGGGAGTTTGCTTGTCTCGTCCTTTCGAGAAATTCTTCAATGTAAACGAACGCGAAGAAACTAAACTAGAACGACTCGATTTCAATACGGCCCGCGTCTTCGAAAAACGCGACGGGAGTATGGTCGTTCCTGTCTTGATTGACGGTAAAGTCTACTTCAAGACCAAGAAATCGTTCTTCTCTGATGTAGCTCTTGAAGCGCAGAAAGTTGCGGATGAGAATCTTCTGAAGTTTTCGAAGTTCATTTGTGAAAATAATTTGACTCCTATCTTCGAGTTCACACATCCCAATTGGCAGATCGTCATTAATTATGGCCCTGTACCTAAGTTCACGTTACTAGCCGTTCGGGATAACATCACAGGCAACTATCTAGACTTCGACATCATCAAGAAAATTGCTGATGTTTTCAAAGTTGATTGCATTGGTGAAGCCGAGCTTGATAGGGATGAGATACTCCATGAGATGAAAACACGCGAGAATTTTGAAGGGTATGTGGTTCTTTTACCTGATCAAAGGCGCGTGAAATTCAAAACTGAGTGGTACTTGCGCAATCATCGTATAAAAACAGGACTCAGAATCAGAGATGTGGCTGAGGCAGTCGTAAATGAGACTGTTGATGATCTGAAAAGTTCACTTTCTCTAGACGGCAAAGATCTGACGCCAATCGAAGAAATCGAACGTCAAGTAGTCGAAGAGATCAATCAGATTCGTAAGAATACGGAGAATTTGCTCAAAGAGATTCGTGTGATGCCTTCCAGAAAAGAAGCGGCCATGAAGTTCAGTAAGCATGAGAATTTCAAACTAGCAATGAGGTTGTATGATGGAAAGGAGGTTGACTTTGCTAAAGTTTGGAAAGAAAGACGACTGAGAGAAATGCCTTTGGTATGTGTTTACAACCAAAACTTCGGAAGGTGAGGAGTATGGATCTCTATCTGCTTTTGGCGCTTGCTATTTTGTTGGTTGTGGTTCCTCGTGATAAATTACGTTTTGTATTCAAAAAAATCATTTCATGCTTGTTGATATTCGTCGCGCTTGTGGCGATTTACTATGTGGTGTTGGTGATTATAGGAATCATTTTGCTTTGGGTGCTTCATTGAACAGGAGGAATGAAATGAGATTCTTTTCAGTTGAGAAATTCCACAACAGATAACATCGTACACCGAAGAAAGATTCACGCGAATGATAGTTCAGAAGTCGGTCAAAGTTCGAATCTATCCAAGAGAGTCTGATAAAGAACTCTTGGCTAAACACTTTGGCGTGCGAAGATTCATCTATAATAAGTTTTTAGAGATTCGCGAGAAAGAATACCAAGAAAACGGCAAGACATTAAATTTTTATGATTGTTGTGCTCTTGTCACACAAATGAAAAAGGATCCTTCGTTTGCATGGCTGAAGGAAGTTAACTCACAGTCAATTATAGCCACATTGAAAGACCTAGATGATGCGTACAAGCGATTCTTTCGTAAAATATCGAAACTTCCTAAGTTCAAAACTAAACGTGATGCAAGACAATCTTTCAGGGTTCCACAATACTTTACCATAGATTGGGAATCCAAGACGCTGAAGATCCCGAAGTTCAAAAAACCCTTTAAATTCAGGGGATCATACACTGGAGTTCCAGTTAAAATCAATTCAATTACTATCTCAAGAAATGCTTCTGGAAAATATTTCGCGTCCATACAAGGTGAATTTGAGATCAAACAAAAGAAATCCACAGGCGAAATCATTGGTGTTGATCTAGGTATTAAATCCTTATTGGTTGATTCGAATGGCAAAGAAATTGAAAATGGAAGATTTCTCAAGAAGCAACTCAAGAGGTTAAAGTATCTTAATCGACAGCTTTCTAAGAAAAAGAAGGAGTCTAAGACTCGTAGTAAAGCGAGAATCAGATTAGCAATTCAACACGAAAAAGTAGTCAACCAAAGAAACAACTACCTCCATCGGGTGTCTTCTAAGCTGATAGACGAGAACCAAGTTATCGTACTAGAGGACCTTGGGGTTAAGAATATGGTCAAAAACCGCAGACTGGCTCAAGCAATATCTGATGTTTCATGGGGTAGTTTAGTTTCGATGCTGAAGTATAAAGCAGCGTGGCACAACAGGCAGATTATTTTGATTGACCGTTGGTTTCCGTCAAGCAAGACTTGTTCTTGCTGTGGACATGTGCTCGAAGAATTAGTCCTCGACGTCAGGAAATGGACTTGTCCGTCTTGTGGAATTGAACATGACCGAGACGTCAATGCTGCTAAGAATATACTTCAGCAAGGTTTAAAAGTATTGTCTGGTTCAGGAGCTGAGTCGGACATTAAACAAAAACCGGAGGAGGCGCTGGCGTTAGCTGGGTCTGTGAATCCGGAAGACATACAGCCAAAAGCTGTATGTTAGCTCATTACAGCTTGCTGTTGATCATCGAAGTCATTCTGATTGAGATTTTCGCAAAAGAGGAGGAATGAGATGAGATTTCTTTTTGTTTTAATCACAACTATCATAATCGCAGGCTGCGATGCTCGTCAAGCGACTGAGAGCGCTTTTCGTTCATATTTGATGAACTGTAAAAACAACTCATTTACTACTGAATTGACGCAAGAAGGTAAGATGAAAAAATTCGTAAGCACTTGCGAAGTCAAGAAAGTGAAAAACTGAAGGGCGCGTGACATGAGGATTGGTTTCTGCGGAGCGCATCGGACAGGGAAGTCTACACTCGCTCGAATTATTGCTGAGCAACTAGGAATTCATTTTCACGTCACAAATATTAGCCAAGCTCCTATCTGGAAGGAGACTCAGACCTCTCCTTCTGATATTGTCACGTTTGCTGAAAGATTGAAAATTCAGTTTGGTTTACTAGATTACTTGAAGGAACAATATGAAAAAGCAGAAAAAGCCTTTGTCGCTGATAGGACTCCTCTTGACTTGCTTGGGTATCTGTTTGCTTCTTTGGATCATACGTGCAGCGATTTATGGTCCAATGCCACGAGATCCTATGTCGATAAAGTGATTGATTTAACCCAAAAACATTTTGATAAGATATTTCTTGTGCAGCCAGGCATTCCTGTGGTGCCTGAAGTCGGTAAAGAAGGAGAAGTTTTTCTAGGGGATATTTACCGAACGGCGATCAATAACAATATGCTGGCATTTGGAGTCAATTATCTAGAGAATTTTCACATCATACCGTCACAAATAATCAATCTCGAAGATCGAATAAGATATATTCTCGAGAAACTCAAATCACTAAGGATTTCAAAACTTCAGGATCTATAGCTTTGGTTCTTTCTTCGATTCCTTTGACTAGATGAGCATGATGTTTCCCTGAAATGTTGCCATTGTAATAGAGCATATTTCCTTCTTCATCTGTCTTTTCTAAAACTCCTAGCATATACTGAAGTTTGATTTCCATATAATTCACGTCTCGTTCAAGTTCATGTAAACTCAGGATATGTCTTTCGAATCTCTGTTTACCATGTTCTTTGACTAACTTCTTGATTTCATCGCATGAGCTATAGTACTCTCGCCAATTACTCTCAACAGTTACCCGACGTTTCTTGTTTGGCGCTTTACGCTTACACCAGAAAAATTTCTTGCCAATATATCGTTTACCAGTCACCTTGTCTATCAGCAAATAAACAAAACCTGCATATTTACTACAATCCAGAAATGGCTCTCCATTGAACAGCCATGGATTTTCATACGGCTTGGACGTCATTGAGTTCTGTTTACAGCGGTATCATTATAACTTGAAGCCCAGTACTTGTAGCTTAGAGTTACCGTGACTGTTTGTGTCGCGTTCACATTACTATAACTAAGATCAACTATGCCAATGTTAATTGGGTACGCTTCATAAAGAGTAACGTAGTAAGTATCTTCACCTGCATCATTTATAGCATAGATGTTAACGTCGCTCGTAAACTCATTATAGTAATTTATCGTATTGCTTCCAATATTCACGACTGCATTTTGCCAGATATCAAAATACTCCCTCACAATATAATCTGAATCGGCATAAAAACTAAAAGTAACAGGATCATAAGTTTGCGAATAGGGAACTCTATAAGGCGCCGATAATTGTTTATGTTCATAAGTTAATAACGAGCGCTGAGGGAAACTACATGTATGACACATCACATTCACTAAACCATTTTGATTCAAATTCGTTTCTACAGTTCTGATATTTGAAGCAGCGCTATCAGTATTTACGCCTGGCAAAGAAGGATCGGCATTAAAACCTGCAGGTAAACTAAACTCGACGCGATAACGACAAGGTTTGGCTAGTCCTGTTCCGAGTTTTGCTATGAAACTTTTTATACTGACATCGTTGCTCATCTTGCATCTCTCCAAACTTCGTTATGCGAAGCTTTCTGGAATTGTTGTGTCGGAAGAAAAGCAACTTCTTCCCAACTGTCTTCATTTATACTGATAATATTACTTCTTATATGGCTTGCAAGATAACGTTTCAAGCAAGGCTGAAAAAGACTTTGCTTAACTGTTCCTTTAAGAATTTCATAACTTACGCGCATGTATGATTGATTAGTTGGACTCTTTTCTTTTAATTCTAATAGTGCGTCAAGTAATTTAGCCCTCAGTATCGGCGGAAGATAATGAAGGTTCAATCCCAAGAAACCATCATTATAAGCTTCTATAGGAATTACTAACGGAAATTTATCCCAATAAGGCAATTCTTCTTTCCATTTAGGATCATAAATGAAATGGAACATTCCGCCGATGAAAGGATCTTTTACTGGCTTGAAGGTATTTTTCGGAAAAGCACTCGCAGTACTTTTGATTTGATTATAAAACCATCTCAAGCTGTTGGCTGCAAGCCTCTTGGCATTATTGCCGCTTTTCCTTACTTTATCTTCAATCTTTCTTTTTCTCATTTCTCTTTGCGAGTCCTAGGTCGTACTCGGTTAGAATGATGAACTCAAAACCATTTTTCTTGGCCCATTCACGAGCTGCTGCCCATTTATCTTGGTTGATTTGATAAGTTAGACATTCTTGTATATATGTCTTTTCTTTTTTCTTTCCGCGAACGGGAGGCTGTGTTTGCGAAAATGGTTTTATTTCGATTGCAAGATTCTGAATAGACCCGTCAGCTTTCTTTATTTGTATAAAGAAATCGATGAAATATCTGCGAACCTTTCCGTCAACTTTACTATAATACTGAATTGGGTAAATTTCACTACCCCATTTCAATACGCTAGGGTTAGTATCGCACCAGATCATGAATTTTCTTTCCCAGAGACTCCTAAAAACTACATCCTTCACATCCCCTACATATTTTTCTGGATTACGAACCCTATACCTGCCCTGATAATGTTCTCGCGGCATCTGGATGCTTTCATAAATACTTGCATTCAGTAAGTTATTTATCTCAGGCCATGGCAGATTACAAGTATCCCGCGAACGTAGGGGAAGATGTATTCCAGGCTTTTATTTTATTTCAAGAATGGGAAAGACAAGACAGGAATTCATCTAGCCCAACGAATACGTATACTCTTTATATGCCTGAGCGTTTGGTAAATCCGAATACGGTTAGTTGGGATGCAGAGAAGCTCGGTGTTTTAACGGGTGCGGCTTCAGAAATAGCCAACCATCAGGTAAGTGTTGGTACAGCCTTGTCTAATATATTTAAAGCAGGCGCTACAAGAGCAGGTTTTAATATAGCTAGCTCAATTGCACAAAAATTAGGTAGCAATGCTTCCGCGGAGACTTTGCTAGGAGCAACCCAACAAAAAATTCCCAATCCGTACTTGACAATGTTGTTTCGCGGTGTTGACTTTAGAACTTTTGAATTTACATTTAAATTATATCCTCACAGTCAACAGGATACAAATACAATTTATAACATGATAAAATCCCTCAGAATGGCTTCATTGCCTCCAGGAAAAGGGGGATCAGGTGACTATCTTTTAGGGTATCCTAATGAGTTCACCATTGAGTATCATTATGGCGGCGACCTTAACCCATGGTTAAATAAATTCAAGCGTTGCGTCTTGGTTGGGATTGATACAGATTACACTGGTTCTGGCATGTGGAGTATGACGCGAGACGGGTTTCCTGCTGAAATCACTCTGAACTTACGATTTACGGAAATAGAAATCGTTCTTCGTGACGATGTAAATGAGGGATTCTAATGTCTTTCTTTAAATATTTCCCTAAAATAAATTACAGCACTGATGGATTACCAAGAAATGTAGTTAATATCTCAACTGCCTTTTTGCTCAAAAGAATAAAAATTGATGACACGTTTGTTTATCAACGTTACATTTTACATGACGGCGAATTACCCGAAAGTGTATCAGATAAATTATATAAAACTCCGAAATACTACTGGACAATCTTATTAGTGAATAATATTATCGATCCCATGACTGAATGGTATATGGATAGTTCAACTTTAGAAAAATTTGTCGAAGCAAAATACTCTAATGGTTTATATGGCATACATCATTTTTATGATACTAATAACGGCAGAATTTGTGACGACGTCGATGATGCCTATTTCCGTACGCTCATAGGCAACCCAAGTTTTCCTAGCGAAATTGTACCTGTAACTAATTATCAGCATGAAGTAGAATTGAATGAAAAACGACGAGAAATCATAGTCATAAACCCAAGAGCAATTTCTCGATTCGCCGACGAATTTCAACGAATGCTTGAAAGTAAGTAATGTTAAGCGAAAAAAATTCACTCCCTGGTGACTTATCTAAATTTGAGATCAAAATCGACAATACTGATATTACTGATTCTGTTGTGAGTGCAACCGTATTTCAAGATATTTTTAGTCCAACCTGGACTGCTGAAATTGATTTGAATGATACTAATAACATGTTAATGAATGTGCCGATTAGACCTGGAAGTAGAGTAACAATTACCGCAAAGACAGATTTGAAAAGTGAAACTGACGGGGAAAAAACCTTCAATTTTATTGTCTTTGGTATCAATAACAGGCAATTTCAAAACGCGATGCAACAAACTTATACAATTAGTTGCGTTTCGCGAGATTTTATTAGAAATCAAGGCATTCGCGTTCAGCAGAGTTTTAAAAATACCAGCCCTGATCAAATTTGCAGTTCGATAATTAACGAATACCTTGGCGGTTCAGTTGAAGCTGATGCCGCAGAAAACCAAGTTGACATTATAATCAGTGATATCAGTCCATTTACCGCAGCCCACCAATTATGTAAAGTGGCTGTTCATAATAAAGCGGCTGATATGATGTTTTTTATGAGAGATGAACGGAAATATGCCATGAAGAGCATTGAAGAAATGTATAATGAAAGTCCCGTGTTCAAATTTATTATGCGGCCTGCTCATAAACGCGATGAAGCTGGTAATTTAGAAGAAGATTATAACTTGTGCGTAACTGACTACCATTTCGAACATTATGATGCCATGAGTAATATCAGCAGTGGTTTATATGCCAGCAAACTAGTGCAATTCAATTTTATTGATAAAACATGGACTGAGGAGGCATTCAAATACGGTGATGATGTAAGCGAGGATGCTGCAAAGAAGCCTTGGGAAGATGAAGTTTTTGAGCAAGAAAATGCCAATATTACATTCATGCCATTACATCCTGGATTGTCCGAAGGTGGTAAAACAATATTTGAAACTGCTAAGGATTGGTCAGGTAGTCGTAAGAGCAGTTTGATGAAACTCGAACAAGATAAGCTTATTGTTCAACTACCCGGTGGCGTAAAAGGATGGGAAGCTCTTGGTCATACGGTAGACATTGACTTACCTTCTCATCAAGATTATCAGAATGAAGAACTGGACAGACAATTCAAGGGAAGATATTTGGTGGTTGCAATTAGCCATTATTTCGGTAAACATGCTTACTTTATCAATTACGAGTTAATTAAGAAACGACATGAAGTGAAGATGTAAATGAATCGTCAATTAAAGAATAACGCCTTTAGTTTTGGTGAATTTGTTTGGTGGATTGGGGTAGTAGAAGATCGCATGGATCCTGAAAAATTGGGTCGGTTGCGAGTGCGAATTTATGGTTATCACACTGCCGACACGGGTAAGATTCCAACTGAAGATCTCTTCTGGGCTATGCCGATTCAGCCTATCATCAGTGCGGCTATGAGTGGCATTGGATTTAGCCCAACAGGTATAGTAGAAGGTACTACTGTTATAGGATTTTTTGCGGATGGACATGTAGCTCAGCATCCTATCATTTTAGGTACGCTCGGCGGTAAACCACAACAAAACCATTTAGATGGAGATGGATTCAAAGACCCGAACGGTAAATATCCTACCTATCCTTATGGCGAACAAGATACGAATCGCCTGGCGAGAAATGAGAAAATAAACGAAACAATCGTTCAAAAGAAAAAAGATTCTCTTGATAAAGCAAGAGTAGCTTTTGGTGGGGAATGGGAAGAACCTGAAACTCCTTATGATGCAGTTTATCCTTATAATCATGTAAGAGAAACTGAAAGCGGTCATATTGAAGAATTTGATGATACAGAAGGCGCTGAACGTTTACATCGATATCATAGAGTAGGCACATTTGAAGAAATTCATCCTGATGGAACCACAGTTCATAAAATTGTAAAAGATCAATATGAAATTGTTTTAGGGGATAATTATGTGTTAATAAAAGGAGATTGTAAGGTTAATGTTGTAGGAGACAGTAGCATTCTCGTTGAAGGAGATGCTGAAATAGAAATTGAGGGAGATTGTAAGGAAGAAATTCATGGAAATTATGATCTTAAAGTAGATGGAAATTGGAATGTTGAAGTTGGGGGAAATTGGAATGTATCCGTTGGCGGAAACCAAACCTCTGACACTGGCGGCACAGAAAAAAGAGAAGCAAGCAGAATATTACTTAACTAGCCAATAAATATTTTTGTAAATATTGTTTAACGAAATAGGAGAAACATAATGCCAAGCGCGACTACTAGCGATTATCTTTATACTAAACAAATGAACTATTTGCTGAAGAATACGTCTTGGACTCCGCCCTCTTCTTTATGGGTGGCTTTATTCACTACCGTGCCTAATTTATCGGGTACAGGTGGAGTTGAAGTTTCGACTTCCGGTACTAACTATGGACGACTTGAAATTCAAGCTTCGAGCGGTTGGTCGGGTCCAAGTGGATCGAATCTTGAATACAGCAATGCAGCCGATTTGACTTTCAATGTCCCTACAGCTAACTGGGGAACTATTCAGGGAGCAGGTTTATATGACGCACAAACTGGCGGAAATCTAATGTATGTTGCCTACTTGACCACACCCAAAGTGGTTAATAACGGCGACGGTGCTCCCAAAATTTTAGCAGGTCAGCTTCGCATCACTAGAGCCACTTGCTGATTGGAGTTCAGCTGAATGGCTGGTTACAAGCAAACTGTCATCGATGATGATGCAGTGGCATTTTGGACGTTCGATGGCGATATGGTGGATTCAGGCAGCAGGACGCTGCTTGCATCGCCTTTACAAATCATCGATGAGATAGATAACCAAAATCCTGCTATTCTACATGTAGATAGTCCTACAGGTCCCCATGGTTATCGCATGGGGATGCCGAGTATGATTCCTCTTGAAATGTCAGATCAAGCGAGTATCAGTTTTGGTTATTATGGATTTCAGCCAAGCCATCCGAGTGGATATGCGAAAGCTTTCTTGGAGGTTCCTCATTCTGATACATTTCAATTCCCGAATTATGGAAGTTTCACTGTTGAATTTATGATGCGCAAAGATTATGAAAGTCAGTATGTTGCAACACTTGGTAGTAGCACTTTTTCTTTCACTCGCCCCATCCTACGTAAATCAGGCGTTATTAACATATACTGGCATAAAACTACTCACACGTGGGATTTTGATTCTTTCAGAGTTTGGTTTCCTAGTGGTCAAACAGCGTCCATTGATTCATATGGTTGGTTAAATCGAAATATTCATGTCATTTTAGTTTGGGATGTTAAAGAAACAGAAGCGGGTGTTTACAGAGCAGTTGAAAAAGTATTTTTTGATGGTCGCTTAATGCATTCTGCTACTCATACCTACTATGATAGTTACCCCACCACAAATATTGCAAGTTCATGGGAAATAGGCGGAACAATTGACGGTCCGACGAGCCATTGGAATGACAGAAACACATCTGCTCTTTATCTTGATCAAATTGCAATTTACGATGAAGCATTTACCAATGATCAAGTGGCAAAACATTATAAGAAGATTTATGAATATGATAACATGATTGTAAATGATCGTCCAGCCAATTACTTTCCGTTTGACGAACCTAATGATTTAGTGAATTGGTCAATAAAAAATAGCATCAGCGGGGGTATAAACGGTGAATACGTAGGTGATATCAATACTATCGCTAGAGGACAGCCAGGCCCTGAAAACATTCCGCTATCAAAAGCAGCTTATTTTTCTAATAAAGCGTTAGCGCATTTTAGAAAAAATAATTCCAGCTCTGATCCCATACCATGGTTTACCACCAACGGCGATTATACCGTTGAATTTTGGTTCAATACTGGAACCGTAAATCGCGGCGTTTTGTTTGCTATGCAACAAGAGAAGCCTCCTTTTCAGGGGGTAGAAATTTCTATTAACTGGGCTGAAGGAACGTTCAAACTAGGAGCGATAGAATTCAGAGAAAGTGAAAATTTTGCAATAAAATCATTAGACTTTGACGAAGACTTTAATCCTTATAGATTTAATGACGGTAAATGGCATCATGTAGTAGCTCAACGCGAGGGAACGACACTGCGACTATGGATTGATGCTGTTTTACATGCCCAGCTTGAGAATGTGCCGAAATACGGGGTCGGTGCTTCAGGTGTTATGTATCTGATGGGAAGTAAACCAGGTGATCTCAGTGTTACAGGTAAAGTTTGTAAATTCGCTCAATATAATTTCGCTCTTCAAGAGCAACAAATAAAAGCCAGATATACTTATTCGATAATTTTTCGTATCAGAGGTCAAGTTACTTTACAGGGTGTTCCAACACAAGCAACTATCCGAGTCTATAAAAATTTTACAGGAGAACTTATATCAGAAATCGAAAGTGATCCTAATACTGGTAATTTTGCACTGTCTCTTTTGAATAACAGTAAGATTGATTTGATGGTATTTAATAAACATGACAGGAGTGTTCGCTATAGAGCGTATGGGCCTATAACGCCGAGCGAGTATGAAGATCTTCCAATTCTTATCTAATTCCCTTCATTAGATAGGCATGCAAACAAATGAGAGCCAAAACGGAGAAGATGGATTATGTTACATTAGAAACATCTTCTCCGAATAAAATTTGTCTCTCAGCGCTTGAATTTACATTAGTTAAAATAATCAGGGGTTATTGGCGTGAGTAACTACAATCCTTCTGCCAATAATTCCATTGATTTCAATTGCCCGTATTCACCGCCTCAAGGACTTGTCAGTGTAAATTTCCCCGATTCGCAATGTGCTGATTTTGGTATTATTGACATCAGGGAAGGTTCTTACGCTTCTTTTGAGCTCACAGAAAGTAATACCATAGATGCGATAGATGGTGAAACACTTTCTGTTGTACTAGAAACTTATAAACTTCTAAATGATGTAACAGCTTATGATGGTCAAACGTGTGCTAGCGACGTTGTCATCACTGCTTATTTTGTCGCTTCCGCTCATGATGGTTCGGCTCTAGAACAAGTTCCGCTCTATTTACCCCCTGCGGCACTCCTAGAACCTAGAAGCTATTCAGGTGAGAATACTTACTCTGATCTACTAAAGAGTGTACTCGTTTCGCCAGATTTTCAGGATGGCGAAGAAAATGTTGTTGATTTAGACACGCATCCGTCTTTTAGCCTTGGTATCATCTCGTTCACAACAGGCGAGGTTCTGCAACCTGTTGAAATTTATAACTGGACGATGATACCTCAAGATTATGTTAGCGGTGAGTATTCAAACGCAGACGTCGAAATCAACTTACCTGATATTCTAGAATCTAATAACTATGGAGGTGAATATGCCGAACTTGACCTATTTGTTACGCCGCATTTCAGCTATGATTATTATGTCGGTGAAAATCTTGATGCAAATCTTACTTTATTCCCATCAATTGACCTAGGAACAGTAAATGCTAGAGCAGGTGAAGTATCTGAAGATTTCGATCTTTATACGTACCGTCTGCTCGGCCATGTGTATTATGGCGGCGAATTAACCCAGTTTGACATATCATATGTTGTAAATCCTGGTTCGCCTGGAGATGGTTATGGCGGCGAAAACTTAAATGATGTTGCGTTATCAACTAAAGACGCCCTACCATCTATTGCTTATGGTGGTGAATATGGAAATGCTTATCTAAGCACCAGTCAGGCACTCGAACCTCTTGCGTATGATGGTCAACTGGCGGCTTCTGATTTACAACCCCGTCCGCCTGTTCAGTTCTCTATCAATGGCTATTCTGGCGAATTACTTGAACTACCATACATCAATTACACAACTAAAATTGGTACGTTCTCTTATGGCGGTGAAGTCAATGAAGTAACAATTACGACTTTCCCGTCTCCTGGATTATCGCTTCTGTTTTATACAGGTGAATACGGAGAGGCTAGCATTCAAGTTTCGAAGCCTATAGGAGTATTCAATCACATAGGCGGCGAAACAGGAGTAGTCGATACCATTGATTTCCTTGAAAATTATAAGTTTCCTGCTGGCGAAAATCTACTCTTAGATTTAAGAACTGAAACTGTTTTGAGTCTGGGATATTATGATGGTGCCAGAAATTCAATTGACCTAACCATCAGACCAAGTGAGGGTATCGGCTTACTAAGAGCCAGAGGCGGCGAAGAAGCAGTAGCCGATACTCTAAAAACAATGCAGCATCATGATTTATATGTTGTATTCTGGCATGACACTCATATTCAAGTTGATATCGATAGCCAGACATACTTTGATTTAACTACTGATAGCTGTTGCGGCGGTCCTAGACCTTGGTTTGGACAGAATTTCAGAATTGAAATGGATTTCGCTGAATATCCTGACCAGATTCATGATGGGGATCATATTGTATTTCATGTCGACTTAAGTTGTCGCCCGAGATTTAAGTTTCAGGCGCATGGTGGTGAATACACGGATTTCATCGATAGAACGGTTTATATTGCTGAAGATTATGAAGGCAAGCCACAAATAAATTTCACAAGCGGAGAGAAATTCTCTCTTACCTCTTTTGAGAGTAAACTTAATATCCGCTTATGTAAAGGTTATTTCATTCCAAGCGGGCATAATATCATAATTGAATTGACAGATGTACTCGATGAGAATTGTTATGTTGATCGCATATACACAGGAGAGAGTGCTCGAGCAATTCTTCGTAATACCCGAACGCTAGCTCATCAAAATTACTCAGGTGAACGTTTAAGTTTTGATCTTATGGTTTACCCTCCTTGGTTGTTCATCACACATGGCGGTGAAAGACTTGATTTCAATCTTTCCACAACGATTAGTATAACCAGCGATAGTACCCATACCGGCTCTCGCATGTCTCTCAATTTCTATGAACCGGATTGGGTCGGCCATGAAGGGCAAACAGCCAGCGCGTCAATGACTTTAGAAGTTCAAATTGAATTTACTGAAGAGGGCTGTCTTGATAACGAATACATATACATGAATGAGGATGGAGATCCGATTCCAGAAAAATTCGAACCCACACCTATCGAACTGTATCCATACCAGCATAACATAAAAACAAGGTGCTTCTGATGGCAACTTGTGCTCAGGTAATTTCTAATATCATAGCACAAAATAAAGTAGATGAAGTCGATGTCATCTATCCTAACACAAGAACTCATTTTACAATAGGCCCTAGCCAGAAACATATTTTCATCTTCTACGTTGAAAGACAAGACACGGTTCGATTTATCACTGAATTGGTGCCTATAGGCATCCCTGGACAAATCAAAATGACAATTAGCATTTTCTCATATGATGAAAGTTCAGGGACTATCATTGATTTAGGTTCAGTGCTTATAGAAGAGCAGTACCAAGAATTTCAAAAAGATTTATCTAGTGACACGTATTTTATGTGTATCACCAATTTCTTTTCTTCATTTGATGCTTACATCACTGGCACATTTGTTGGGTTTGTCCCGTGGGTTAAATTTGCGCCAAAATTTTACGACGGAACGTCATGTAAAGTACAAAAAATAACGCAACCAGGAAAAAAGAAAGACTGCGATCGTCCGATCTTTTTTGAAATAATTGACGGATCGCCTCCTCCAGGAATTTCTATGACGGGTTACGGTAAACTTTATGGTATACTACCCAACTTAGATTGCGTTGAAGAAAATGCAGATTTGAGTCCGAGTGCGAATTGGTTCGGCCAACAACCCTCAGGTGTGTGGTTTCCTTGGGGTCGACAATGGAGATTTAAAGTTCGAATCACCATCCCTGAATTCCCATCTGCAATTGACGAAAAATGGTTTTGTATTAGAGTTTACAACAACTGGGATTTTGAAAGAGATAACTTCCAAAAGAATTTACCTTTCAACCATTCCTATGAGATTGTCGTTGAAGATGATAATAAAGTAGTTCTAAAAGATCAATGCCAACCTTGTGCCGGAAAAACAACAGAATTGCCTCCTTATTCTCCTTTACCGAAATTATGCCCTGAATGTCCAGAAAGCGCTAAAACTGACGTTCAGATGTTTAGAATTCCTAAAAGAATGAAAATAACAATTGAAAATTTGATAGCTTGGTATAGAAAAGCATTGAATCTTGATCCTGACAATATATGTGAAGAAGAGAAGATATTTTTAACCAACTTGATAAATAGTAACATATTCAAAAACTTACTAATCAAAAAAGGCATACTTGAAGCAGATCTTGAAAAACTTAAGCAATTAGAAAAAGTTAATATTGCAGTAAAAGAAGTAGAAGGGTATATACAGCTTCTACAAAGCACGTTGATTGATGGCAGAAATAAAGATGATATTGATTATGAATACTTGAATCTAGTCAAAGAGGTTAACCAAACACTCCCAATGGAATTTGTTGCTTTTGCAGGAGAATATTTCGGATGAAGTTAAAAGATAATTGCCCTGAATGCGTCGAAATAAAACCTGAGAAGGAATATCAAAAAATTCCTAAATCTCTTTGTCCAGATTTTATTAAGTCAAATGAAGAAATTGAAAAGACGCCAAGACGAAATATCACAAGAGTAACGGAGTATTGTCTTCGTGATTATATGCGTAGGGTTGTGATGTCAAAAAACTGCCATGCTATGCCAAAAGGTTGTTAAAAGGGGAAAGCTATGGGGAAACCTGCTTGTCGTGTAGGGGATATGTGTTCAGGGCACGGTTGTTATCCGCCGCGTCCAGCTGTTGAAGGCAGTGATGATGTTTTTATCAATGATCGCTCAGCTCATAGAGAGGGAGATGAATGGGCCACGCATCATTGCCCTCACCATGATGACCATTCAGGTTCATTAGTAAAAGGCAGTTCAACCGTTCGCATAAATGGACGAGGTGCAGGGAGAATTGGAGACAGAGTTTCTTGCGGAAGTGTAGCCGTCACGGGTTCACATAACGTACTTATAGGCGATTGATGCAGGAAAACGTTTTATACAAAGATTTAGATCTTTCTTTGACACCGCACCCTCTGACGGGCGACATTTTACCTAAAATAAACGCCGAGGCGATTAAGCGTTCATTGCGGCATTTGTTGTTATGGGAAAAATGGGACGTCCCATTTTCTTCTGTCCATCATAATCATCTCAGAGATGAATTATTTGAATTTCCAAGTAATCCTATTAAAGCCACCATTAGATCAAAAGTTGAGTGGTTGATAAAAGCATTTGAGCCGCGTGTTAAAATTCAATCCATAGACGTTGATTTGTTTCAGGATGAAGCGGGTTATGAAGTTACTATCGCATACACCATACGAAGCTTGTTAATCGAAGATAAGATCAGTTTTTATATTCAAAGAGTTAGGTAAATGAAATCATTCCCGATTAATAGTTTGGATTTCGATGAAATAAAAGCAAATTTCATCGAATTTCTGAAACAAGATTTAGCTTACAAAGATTATAATTTTGAAGCAAGTGGTATAAGTTCATTGATCAATATCTTCGCTTATAATGCGCATTATATTGGTTATTATGTTAAAATGCTTCTCAATGAAAGTTTTCTTGATAGTGCCGTTCTCCGTGAATCTTTATTGAGCAAAGCAAAGCTAAATGGTTACATTCCTAAAAATATACGGAGCGCACGCGCTAGAGTAATCCTCAAATGTAGTGTTGAAATTTCTCAAGATCCTCCGAGCCGAAGCGTCATTATTCCGCGCGGCAGTTATTTTTCAGGCGCCAATATGAGTAATGACGGTAGAACTTTTTATGTTATTGATGATGTAATTTGCCACGAGCGCGAAGAATTTTTTGATACTAGCAGTAATCATATGGTGAGATATACCTCACCAGAATTTACTGTTTATGAAGGGGTGATGAAAAAATGGCGCTTTGTAGTTGATACAGCTATTTTTAATCAGCGCTTCATCATAAAGGACAGAACGATCGACATCGACACTCTTCGCGTCAATGTTTATGACAGTTTAAGTAGCACTAACAAAAAAGAATTTTCGCTCGCCAATAATCTTTTTGCTATCCATCCAACAAGTGAAGTTTTCTATATTAGTACCAATGAAGAAGGATATTATGAAATTTTCTTTGGGAATAATCAATTCGGTGCAAAACCAGGTCATGGTAAAGTAATTGAAGCAACTTATTTGAGCTCAAAAGGAGAAACGGGCAATGGTTGTAAGACCATGGTTTATGTTCAACCGACACCGACGCCGAACACTAATACAACCGCTTCTTTTTCTTATTTCAATACTACTGTGACAGAGGTGAGTAACGGCGGTATGGGAGAAGAGACAATTGAAGAATTGCGTTTCAATATCCCACACCATTATCGCCGTCAAAATAGAATCGTCACTGAAAGCGATTACCGAAGCATCTTGTTAAGCGAATTTCGGGATATAGATAGCATGAATGTCTGGGGCGGAGAAAAGAATTACAGAAGAGAGTATGGCACAGTTTTCATAAGCATCAAGCCGAAACACGGATTAAAGTTAAGTGGATCTGCTCGCGAAGAAATTGAACGCACGCTATCAAAATACAGCGTTGTTGGAATGAAACCAAAGATCATCGATCCAGAATACTTGTACTTAGACATAGAGATTTTCGTAAAATTTGATCAATCTAAAACTTCTAAAAGCATAGGTGAAATTGAAAGATATATTCATGACAGAGCAGTTACTTTCAGTAAAGAAAATTTAGACAGATTCAATGCAGGTTTGAGCGAAGTTGATTTTTTAGATTACGTCCGCGGGGATGATTCATCTATTACTAGAATTTATTGTACAAAAACAATGTCAAAAACGCTAGTATTTACTTATCGTTCAAGTACCGAACATCTAGTAATTTTTGGCAATAAAATCGTTCCAGGAAGTGTAAAAAGCACAGGATTTACTTACGGGCAGAATAAATGCATTCTTGAAGATGATGGAGAAGGAAAACTTTGGGTTATTTCGAATAACAAGAAATTGTTGAATAAGCCCATTGGTTCAGTTGATTACGAAAAGGGCGTGATTAGTTTGATATTAGATTTGGATATCATAAGTGATACCGATTTCAATGGCATACAAGGAATACTCAAATTTACTGCGAGGCCTGTTTTGCCAGACATTGAAACCTACATGAACAATATTATAATGTTTAATACCGTAGATGTAAACGTAACTTATGCGTAATCCAATCTTTCCGAAAATAGAAAGCAGGATACCTAATTTTATCACAAGAGAATATCCTGCTGCACATAAGCTAATAGTTGATTTCTATAAATGGCTTGAAACGAATAAAAACTTCATTTATGTTTTAACTAAATTTAAAGAAGACCAAGAAGTTAATAGACAAGTTGAACCTTATGTTGATCTGATAATTTCTGAACTCGGTTGGTTTTTCAATAAACCCATCACGATTGACAAAAAGACATTAGTTCTAATATTAAAGGATTTTTATCTTAGTCGTGGTAGTGAAAACAGCTTCAGACTTCTTTTCAGGGTGCTGTTTGGTGAAGATGCCGCCATTAATTATCCTCGTGAGAGACTATTTGTTCTAAGTGATGCTACTTATAGCAGAGATCATTGGATTCTTACTACTGCCATAAATCTTAGAACTGACATTTTTGACAAATTGATTCATAGTAGCTCGCTCAGTTTAACAGTAAAAGGTCAAATTAGTGGTACAGCACTATCGATTGATAAAGTAGTACCTATTGTTTATGATGGCAAACAATACTTGAAAATACTAGTAAGTGAAACAGAACTTGACTTCAAGCCACTTGAGACGGTAGTTATTTCAGACGGAACTTTTTCTGTTTATGAAACGATACTTCCCAGTGCCAGACTGATTATTGAGCAACCAGGTAAAATGTATCGCCCTGATGATGTGGTGGTTATCCATAACGCCATTATAAATGGATACGCCAAGGTCAAGAGCGTTATGCGCGGGGGAGTTACAGGCATCAATATAATTAACCCAGGGCAAGGTTATGTAGTAGGAGACCAGGTAAAAACAAAATATACAGGAGACGGGTCAGGATTTTTTGCCACCGTTAGTAAGGTTAGTTCAACAGGCGAAATTCAAAAATTCAAAATTTGGAGTACTGGTTATAATTACTCCTACATCCCTTCTTTAGAAATTATTTCAAAAACAGGATCGGGCGCAGAGTTAGTTGCTGTAAGTGACGTAATAGGCGGAATAAAAAAGATTGAAATCGTAGACCAATACTGGGGGTTTAACTCATCCAGTCCGACTGCTACTGTAATCAGTAATACAGGCGTAGGAGCCGTTATCTCTGTTGATAAAAACGGATGTATAAGCCGTGATAAATTGTCTTATAAGAATCAACGAGGCATATTGGAATTAAATTGCATCTTGCATGACAGCGATTATTTTCAACAATATTCCTATGCGGTCCATAGTAAAGTTGCAAGCTCTCATTTTAATAATATAGTCGACGATCTTTTACATCCTGTTGGACTTCAACGTTACAATGTTTACTTCAATGAATTCACAGCCTCTTTACCTATAACTGATGCCAAGGTCAATGAAATTATTAGTTCAATCGGCTTGAACCCGCCGTTTGCTCATTTGCCTGATTTAGGGGAGTCGCTAGAGAATATCGTTTACATGAATCAACGAAAAAGTAGCACTCTCTTCAGTATAAATAACGTCGATCTTCTAAAATTTTCGAGTAATTTTTCTTATAAAATAAGTGATTTCAGCGCATTGACAATACAAGATTTTATGGAAAGGTCTGAAATACTTGAATCGAGAACAATTGACCCTGAAATTTCCACCGTTAGTGTTTAAAGAACAAAGATGGCAGCAAAACTAAGTCAGAATATTCGCAGTTTCGCAAGCAGCAGTTTCGTAAACTCGTTGCGTTCTAAAAAACCGGATCCTTGGGCTCCTGGCGTGTCGGTTACTGCAGGAAAGTTAGTGTACTACAGTAACGCAAAGTATGCCGCTACAACTTCTGGGACCACAGGAAACATTCCCCCGACCCATACGAGTGGCATTCAAAGCGATGGAAGTGTGGATTGGGTTTTCGTCGAGCCGATGCCAATCAATAATAGTTTCCAAGGCAATCTCTATTTGTTCATCGGCAAGAATACAGAATGGCCTGATGAAAATAGCCCGCCTAACCCGTCTACCACTGATGTACAGGATTATGTAACTTTAAATGATATAGTCAGCTTAAAGAAAATTACACTCAATGATGTTAAATTAGGCATCGCGCGATACAACTGGGAAAGCGGAACGGTTTATTCACAGTATGATAGCACCAAAGATCCATTTAATCCAAGTTCTTATCCTCAGCCGTTTTATGTTATAACGGATGAATATAATATCTATAAATGTTTGAATAACAACAACAATTCGCCCTCCACTAGTAAACCTACTGGTACTAGTACCGCAATCATCAATTTAGCAGACGGTTATGCTTGGAAGTATATGGGTTCAGTCAGTGGACAAGATGCCGCTGGATTCTTGACGAGTGATTTCATTCCTGTTGAATATAAGACCTATAACGATGGATCTGATCAATGGAATGTTCAGCAAGCTGCTAAATTCAAGAGCATTAGTACTTTTAAAATTCTTACTCAGACAGGTACGTTTACAACTCCAGTTGTTTCTGTAGTTGGAGTAGGTACAGGCGCCTCTGTTTTCGCGGTTAAGAATACCACAACCAACGCAATCAAACAAGTTCTAGTTACAGATCCTGGCCATAACTATGAACCAGAAACTTATGCAATTGTGCGTGAAAGTGGTACTCCTGGTTCTGGAGCAGTAGTAAACGTTTCTTCTATCAACTCGTCAGGGGCTATAACGGGTGTTACAATTGCCAATGCAGGGAGCGGATATACGAGTGGAGCCATTGCGCTCATTACAGGAGATGGCACGGGAGCGACTGCTTCAGTTACGGTTGCTTTAGATGGAAGCATTCAAGCTGTCAATATCACTAGCGGCGGTTCTGGCTACACGAGCGCTAAAATTTGGATTATTCCTGGTACAGTCGGTGCCGTTGCAAAAGCCATTATGGCTCCTATAAACGGACATGGTAGTAACATAGTATCCGAGCTTGGGGCGACATCCGCGATTGTTAGTGCAGTGCTAAATAGCAGCAATTCGTACTTTCCAGTAGGACCAACAAGCGATTTTCGCCAGATAGGTATCATAACAGATGTGAAAGATTCTGTCGGCGATTACGCTTCTGGACTCTATTACATAGGCCCTGCCCATGATGAATTCCCGAATGCTAGCAGCAGTTTAAATAAAATCTCGCCTAATAGTGGATACATATTATACCTAAGTAACATAAAAAGTGTAACGCGTTCTACAGGCCAAGAAGAACATATAAAAGTCGCAATAGTATTTTAAAACTGGAACACGAGAAGAAGGTTAAAAAATGCCACTAGATTTTAATAAACAGCCGTACTTTGATGATTTTGATAAGAATAAAAACTTTGTTCGTGTTCTCTTTAAGCCATCTCGACCCGTTCAAGCCCGTGAATTAAATCAAATTCAAAGTATTCAGCATCATCAGCTACAACGTTTCGCCGATCATGTTTTCAAACATGGCGCGAGAGTAAATGGCTCTACACCAACTCGTTTAAATGCCCATTATGTGACGATAGATCCTATCAGTCCCTGGGATGGCAAACCGCTCAACTATGACAAGTTGATTGATAAACGTCTCCGTGGACGGACTAGCCAGATAGAAGCGATTTTATTAAAACATGTCCCTGCAGTTGGTACTGATCCTGATACTTTATATGTCGCTTATACTTTAACTGCAGTCGATCAAGAAACTCATGTTTTTCTAAATGGCGAGATAGTTGATGTGGTCGATGATAATGACATTGTCACATATAGCGTTAAGGTTCGTTGTCCTGCTTGCCCTGGCAACGTTGATGGCTATCCTGGTTTGTCTCCTACGGGCAAAGGAACTTTATGGAATATTCCAGAAAGTACTTATTACGTTCATGGTTATTTTATTGATATTGATCGTGAATTATTGGTGGCTGAAAAATACACCGTTAATAAAGAAAGTTATACCGTAGGGTTAGATGTAGTAGCAGATATCGTCACGGTGGAGGATGACCCGAGTTTATATGATAATGCGCTCGGATATCCTAATTATTCTGCGGATGGCGCCGATCGTGCTCGAATTCGCCTGTTCCCTGCAGTTCGTTCTGAAAATTTTTCAGACGGCGAAAATTTCATTACTCTCGCACGAGTCACAAAAGGTGTCATTCAGTACGTTCGTTCTCGTGTAGATTATGCTGCTCTTTTAGATTTACTCGCAGAGCGCACTTATGATGAAAGCGGTAACTATACAGTTATTCCATTCAGAGTGAAATTTCACGAACACCTGAAGAAAACTCCTGATGACCCTAATGGATATTTCACTAAAGAAGAAGGTGGCGATGAAAATCTTTTTGTGGGGATTGTAAGTGACGGTAAAGCCTATGTGAAAGGGTATCTGGTTGAACGCATTGCTGAATCGATGATTTTTCTTGAAAAAGCCCGCGATACCAGGAAAGTCAGAAATTATTACAATCGCATCGGCAGTTTAAGTTATGTTTTAGTAACATTAGCGCCCAACAGTGCTTTCTCTCCAGGAGCTTCGACTGGTTCTAGCATTTTTACTAATCAAGCCATTGATCTGTATAATGGCCCAGTAAGTGGCGGTTTACCCACAGGGTCGGTAATTGGTAAAATGAAAGTCTATGATGTCGAATACGATTCGACTGTAAGTGGCGTTGATCGCTATCGCTTGTATGTTGCAAGTGTTACAATGGATCCCAACAAGACCTATGATATGGTTAAAAGTCTATATCATACAGGTCTAGTTACTTTTATCGCGTCGACTGTTAATGATGATGCAACAGGCAAACCGAAAATTTATAATACAAATGCATCTGCGCTAATTTGGGATATTGGGCGCTCCCATATAAAAAGCTTACATGACGCCGATAACCCAACCATCAGTAGCTTAAATTATACCGCTCGAAGAAAATTCAAAGCGACTCTAAATTCAGTTGGTCAATATACATGGAATGCGAGTTCTGGTGAATTTTTCGATATGGCAAACCCGACTTACACGCTCTGTGGTGTTATCGGATCTAGCGGATCATTTACTAAAATTCCTTTATCGAATATCACTATCACGCAATCAACTATTACGGTCAACGCAAGTGCGCATGCAGGTAAAGATGTTATTCTTTACCATAATGTATTGAAAAATAATGTCGTCGAAAAAACTAAGACTCTCGTTACAACGGTAGAGTCTGATTTACAAATCACTAGCGGCACAATTACTTTATCTAAGGCTGATTTATTCAAAATCATAAGCATAAAACAATACCCTGCAACAAATCCTGCCAGTAAAACAGATGTAACAGAGCATTTCACATGGACAATGGGTCAAAATGATTTTGCCTACATTCCTATTGTCCTGACTAAAAAACCTACCGCTCCAAGTTGGACAGGAACTGACAGATTCGAAGTAACTTTTTCTTATTATGAACACGGACCAGGTGATTTCTTTTCTGTCGACAGCTACAGAAATATCGTTGATGATCCTAGACTGGATTATGGTTACGAAGACATTCCTTACTATAAATCCACCTCGGGCCTCACATATGACATGAGGAGTTGTTTGGATTTTCGTCCATTGATTTTAGATTCTTCGACTATTGACGTGAAGCAGCCTGCACTCAATAGTTTGTATAATAGTGATGTTGAGTATTATCTACCTCGAACCGATCTGATAGTTGTGAATAAAAATGGCGACATCTTCCAAAAGAAAGGTGTGAGCAGTGAATCTCCTTCTCCTCCTCGCGTTGAAACTGGAGATGAAATGGCAATATATCATGTTATCATGAAGCCGTTTGTTTATGATATAAAGAAAGATGTATCATTGCGTTTCATTGAAAATAAACGTTATACCATGCGTGATATTGGTCGTATAGAAGAACGCATTTCTAATATTGAATATTACACAACCTTCACCGTGATGGAAATGCAAGCTGCTGATTTAAAAATCAAAGATGAAAATGGTCTTGATCGCTTCAAAAATGGATTCATAGCTGACAATTTTGTAAACTATCAAGCTGCAAATTTAGAAAGTAGTGAATTTCGCGCCTCTTTAGACAGAAAAAGGACTGAATTGCGTCCTTCATACACAATGTTCCATACAGGTTTTGATGTTGATACTACTAATACAACTAATGCTAAAGTTCTCGGCAATATTGTAATGATTGATTATGATAGTGAATTTTGGCATGCTCAACCATATGCCAGCAAACATATCTCAACGAACCCATATTTGGTCTATGAGAGAAAAGGCAAGATGGTTTTATCGCCTGATCATGATACTTGGGGTGATGTCCACCGTGAACCCAATCTTGTAGTGAATGTTGATACTGGTGTAGATACTATCAAAAGGATCGCAAATAAAGCAGGTGTGCTTGGAATTGAATGGGGTGCCTGGAGTGCGGTCAATACAACTGTCACTTCTAATACTTCACAACAAACCTGGTCTTCTTCGACTTCTCGCGATTGGACAAATACGAACACCGATTATTGGTTTAATCCAAACATAAGATGGCACGCAGACGGTCCTGGCGTGTGGGGTCATACTGTCACCACCACTACAGGCAGAGACACAACTACTGTAAGTGGAATAGACACTACCACAAGAACTACAACTACCACTGACTGGCAGCGCAGTGGCGTTCAGACGACATTTGATACTCGTACCACTTCTTACAACTTAGGTGATCGAGTAACAGATATCAGTATTATACCATACATGAGGTCAAGGGATATTGAATTTCATGCAACCGGCTTGAAGCCCAATACCCGTCTCTATGCTTTCTTTGATGGTGTGGATGTGACTGCTAACTGTCGTCCATTAACTACTGGAGGCACATTTGGGTCGCCTATTGTTGTTGATAGTAATGGAAATGTAGCTGGCATTTTCCGCATTCCTCCTGAAAGGTTTTTCAATGGCCAGAAAACATTTCGCCTAACAAATGATCCTAAAGATAGTCGTGATCCTGATTTGTTGATGACGAGCGCGGAAGCTGTTTATTGGGCAGGTGGCTTAGATATCAGTAAACAAGCCACCACCTTGAATGTGATCACGCCGATGTTAGTTGATACTAACGTTTCTGACAGGATGACAACTACTAACACAGTAACCAGTACTGTCAGGACACAAACATCGAGCAGCACTACTACACAAATTTTAGGAGTAACAAGTCAAGATTTTTGGGATTGGGATCCTATAGCTCAAACTTTCTGGGCTGATGAGAGTTGTTTCGTCACGGAAGTTGATCTTTGGTTCCATTCTGTGTACAAATCTGACCGTATTGTAGTTCAATTGAGAAATACTGAAAATGGTTATCCGGGCAGAACCATGTTAGGTCAAGCTTTTCTTGATTGGAATAAAGTAAAAGCCGATGAAAAAGGAAAGACACCTACACGCGTGACTTTCCCGTATCCAATTTTTATCGAGGGAGGAAAAGAATACGCAATAATGGTCGGTTCTACGTCTCCAGATACTCGAGTCTGGATTTCTGTCTTAGGGCAAGAGGATGTAACGAAACCAGGTTTCATCATTGACAAACAGCCTTCTTTAGGATCACTTTTCAAATCACAGAATAATTCAACTTGGACTTCTAGTCAGTATGAAGATTTAAAATATGTGTTGTATCGAGCGAAGTTCAAATATGATCAAATGAATCTTGTGTTGAAAAATAAACCCTTATATGATGATGAAGTAGTCACTAACCCATTTGAAACAGAGGCAGGTAGCCATCGAGTTCGGGTACACTGTAAAAATCACGGCGTGGTGGTCGGTGATAAAACAGGTTTCCATATTGGTGAATTCACTTGGATGAATGTGACTGTCAATACTGGAAAATTAGTGATAGGACAAAAGATTGTCACGAGTACCGGATCAGCAACCATCAAAAATGTAAAAGTAAACCTGAACAACACCGTGGATTGTGAATTAACTAATATAAAAGGTTATTTCTTACAAAACCAAACCTTCACAGCACAAAGCATCACGCCTAGTTTAAACAATACGTACTTAGTAACAAATTTCACGAGTCATCCTACAGTACTAGGCCCCAGTAATGTTGTAACAGGAGTTATTAATCTAGATTTCAATGACAATATCAATGGCATTCCTCTTACAGAGTTGAATGATGAACTTACCGTTATTGAAGTTGATAGCCCAGATAGCTTTATTGTTCAAACCACCACTGCCGCCAATTTAACTGGTTTTGCAGGCGGGGATGTAATTCTCGATATGAACAAACGTTATGAAATGTTTAATGTAAGTGGTAGTTTTACAGCTCATGGCTCTGAATATCAATGGCAATTAGCAGGCATCGGTCATAAATGTAATGGGTTGTTTGAAAATGATGATTATGTACGCCAAGATCCAAAACTTTTCGTTCCTGGCCAAGATACACATGTCGGGAAACCTCTTAAGTTCGCAAGTCGCTTGAATGAAATTCGGCGTCTCGCAAGTGATTCTAGCATAAAAGTTACTTGTAATTTTAAGACTTCTAACAAATTGTTAAGTCCTGTAGTGAATGTTGAAAGTTTCAGCTTAATTGGAGTTGCAAATAGAGTAGGATTTGCCGATTCTACCATAATGGCTGTTAGTCCGAATTCGACAAAACAATTCTTCCCTGAAACTGATCCTGTAAATGGAAGCGAAGTGTTCAAATATGTAACTCGTAATATCGTACTTCGCAATCCTGCTCTTGATGCAAAAATATTAGTAGATGTTTACAAACCTCAAGATGCTGATTTTGATGTTTATATCAAAATTCTTCATCCATGGGAAAATGTTGATATAGATACTAAAAATTGGATTCTCATTGAAGGTGTTTGGAAGGATTTCATCAGTAATAGCTTGTTAGATTATCGTGAAGTTGAATTTACTCTAGGCGAATTGATGCCTGATGTGTTTGGTGCTAAAGAATTTAGTACTTTCAAAATTAAGATAGTGGGGCGTTCCAAAAATCCTGCTAATCCGCCAATGTTTAAAAGATTTAGAGCAATAGCGATAACTTGATATGGAACAGATCATAAAAGATAACAGAGATTATGTGAAAGTAAATGGCAGCTATATTATAAATCGCAATGATAAAGAATACAGAGCTGCCTTACTTCGAGCGAAATCTGCTAATAGACTTAGTAATATTGAAAAACGAGTGGAAAATTTAGAATCAAAGCTTGATTTAATTCTAGAATTACTCAAAGAGAAGAAGTAATGACAACACAGAAAACTGTTCAACTCAGCGATTCATTTAATACCTGGCGATTAACAACTAATCAGATCAGCGCAGATGTTGTCAGTGTCGAAACAGACTTGAACGGTAAGATTGGAACATTATCGTCATTGCTAACTACTGCTAAAAATAATTTAGTGGCAGCAGCTAATGAGTTAGCGACAAAAATTGGCAATACATCAAGTTTGAATACTACGGCTAAAAGTGACCTTGTCGCAGCTATTAATGAGTTAGTAACTGCTATAAACAACTTGAATTTGCAACTGTCAGGTAATATTGGAAACTTAACTACTTTAACGACAACCAACAAAAGTAATCTTGTTGCGGCTATCAATGAAGTTGATGGTATTGCGGGGAATGCGTCGTCTAATATAGGCACTTTAAGTAGTTTGAGCACTACTAACAAGAGTAATCTCGTGGCTGCCATTAATGAAGTTGATACCAATAGCAAAACCCGCGACGGAACATTAACGTCTCTTAATACAACTGCGAAAGATAATTTAGTTAACGCTATTAATGAACTTGTAACGAAAATTGGAGATCTGACAACTCTTACTACTACAGCTAAAACTAGTTTAGTTGCAGCTATTAATGAATTAAAAGCGAATCAGACAGCGCACGGGTGGTAGTAAATGGCGAAGTTTCCTGTTAAATTTTATTACGGTGGTGGTACTTATTTTGGTACAACGCAAGCAGATTACCCAAAACTCACTAATAGTCCTGGCAGTTTAATTTCTCTTCTAGATGCAGTGCTTGTTAATGGTTATGGGGATAAGACTGTAACATCATTAGTAATCGACGCGAATAAAAAAGCAACTCTAACAGCAACAAATCATGGTTACGATGTTCCAGCTCGTTTTGAAATATATGGTGCAGATCAAACTGCAATCAATGGGGAATGGGAAGTTGAATCCGTTCCAGATGCAAATACTATCACTTTCACGGCACCCGCAAGTTTAGCAAATACGACTATAACAGGCAGCGTACATATTCGCGTGCCGCCTCTAGGTTGGGATAAAGTATTCAGTGGTACGAACAGGGCTGTTTATAGAGCGAAAGTTGGTAATAGGCATTACTTATACATTGATGATACTGGGACTAATGGCGCATTATCAGGGGCTGCTAAGGTCAGGCCATTTGAACATATGAATAGTATTGATGAACCGATCAGTAACAGCTGGATGGCCTACGGTGATAGCTTGAAAAATACGAATCAGCTTTCAAGTTCGACTGGGCTATCAATC